TCCAAACTCGAAATTTAGTTGCCAGGTAGGCCAGCGCGATGGCCTTGTGGGATTTGAGTTTTATGAAGGCGACCTTCTGCCTCAAGAGATCGAATGCAAGATACCGATTCGGGAATTGGCGTTGGCTCTTGAGTGTCCTCCTCGTTTGGCGAATGATATTGGATGGATGTCGATGGAACTACTGCGGCGACACTACAATGCTGTGAGGGGTAATGCGGATGTGAAGCAGGTTCCTATCTTCGAGACTGGAATACAGCGGTACTTTCGTGAGAACCCAGAGGCGATATAATGAAATTCATCTGCGGAATCGGCAAGTGCCAACGCAACTTCCGATCATTCAAGGCTCTGCTGCGGCACATTTGGTCGCTGCATTCCGTTCACTCTCCGCGCAATCCAGTTCTGCGGAAGATGTCGGTTCGCTAATGCGTTATTTTCGTATCACTTACGAATGGCATTCGCGCCCACGCTATCGTGAAGGACGACTTGGGACTTGCCAAGTCACATTCGCAGCTTCCAATCAAACAGATGCCTACAAACTGGCACAAGACGATGGCAAGATTCGTTTCCCGCGCCATCGGTGGCGAGTGCTATATTGCGAAGAACTGACCGGGATTATGTCGGATTCATAGTTACTTCTCTGGTTACAAACTTGCTTTTATTTCTGCCTCATGATATATCCTGCTAACAGTTAATCCCTCGTCAAGCACGACGCCTAGTTCCTGAGTGCTAATTTCGTTGTTGCCCCATTCCGCTCCAAAATAAGCGCATGAAAATCGGGCTGTTAGAGCATCATCAGGACCTCTCAGAAACACCCCGCACGATTACCGCTGCCAAAGCGTGGCGTCTTGTCAATGAATTCAAGATTGCCGTGCACGTCACGCCCCACCTAATAAAACTCACGATTCAGAAGTCATGGTCGGTCGTCAAGGGCTGGCTGCGCGGCACACTGGAGCAGGTGCAATCCTCGCAACGAGGTGCAGATGCACAAACTGAGAAAGCCCAGCAGCTTCAGGCGCGTGCCCAGCACCCGAACGGCTCACTTCTTAACTTCGGTCGCTGGCCCTCCAAGGATCAGAGAACGCTGTGAGTTCGGTAAATTCCACTAAGCAGAATCGGCCTTCCTTCTGGCGCAGGCTCGAGGACACGACGCTGACATGCGTGCTCTGCTTAACGGTGTTCGGCCTCCTCAAAACTGCTCACTGCCAAACAAACCCCGCTCCCCCTTCCAGAACTAATTGGCGCATACTTCCCGATCCAGCCCCCAAGCCCCCTGGATTCTGGACCGTACGCCGCTCCGCAGACCCTCCGCTGCGCACTAACCAGCAAACCCTTAAATCCCCTTGGTTCATAATCCCGAACGTGCTCTCAATTGGAGCCTCCGTCGCGAACATTACGCGCTCACGTAGGGCAGGGGCAGCTTATGGGGATGCAATGGCTGGGGCCATCCCGCTTGCAGGCTTTAGCTACGTGTTTGATCGCTATGTGGCTCGCTTCATTGCAGTAGGCCCCCCGTTTTACATCATCGGGCTGAGAACATACGGGGCGGTCACGAGGACGTATCGGTGACCACTCGGATTCCAGTTCATCAACGCCGTACACGATTCATCAAAGAGTTCCTTAAAGACAGGAACGCTACAAGGGCAGCCATTGCAGCAGGTTACAGCGAAAAAGGCGCAAGCGTTCGCGGCGCACAGCTATTAGCAGACAGTAAAGTGAGGGCCGAGATTGAGGCTCAGAACTCAAAGATCAACGCCAAATGCGATATCACGGTCGAGCGCGTCAAGATGGAATTGGCGCGGCTGGCATTCTTCGACCCACTGGAGTATTGGAATCAGGACGGCACGGCCAAGCCTTTGCATGAGATCAGCGAGGATGCGCGGCGGGCTATTGCAGGCTTGGAAGTGGCCGAGCTTTTCAGTGGCAGCGGTGACGAACGTAATCTCTCGGGCTATATCAAGAAGTTCAAACTTGCTGACAAGGGCGCGAATCTCGAACGGCTCGGCCGGCACTTGCAGATGTTCCCAACGAAGGTAGAAATCACTGGCAATATTGAAATCACAGGGAAGGCAGATGGCGACCTCAGCGAGCGCATTGCCCAGCTCGAACGCGATCTCGGCCTTGCAGCAGCGATTGACGATGCTGGAAGAACTGCAAGCGCTCAGACAGGAACGCGACCGACGAACGGCGAGGCGAAAGATTCTGAACTACTACCCCGATAGCGGCCCACTGCGGAGGGAGTTATATCCAAAGCATGTGGAGTTCTTTGCGGCTGGCACTAAGTACCGCGAACGGCTCATGCTTGCAGCCAATCGTATTGGCAAGTCAGAGGGTGTAGGTGGCTATGAACTGGCGCTGCATCTTACAGGTCAGTACCCCGAATGGTGGATGGGAAGACGTTTCACCCATCCCGTTTCGTGTTGGGCCGCTGGAGACACTTCTAAAACCGTACGAGATATCATCCAGCGAAAGCTACTTGGGGCCATCGGGGCATGGGGCACAGGACTTATACCTGGCGATTCCATTGCGCGAATTGTCCGGGGAGCTGGAGGACTCGCGGATTCTGTTGATACCGTGTATGTCAAGCACGCAAAGGGCGGCACAAGTCAACTGACGCTCAAGACCTACGAGCAGCGGCGAGAATCGTTTCAGGGCACTGAGCAAGATATCGTGTGGTTGGATGAAGAACCAGACCTTGGCATTTACACCGAATGCCTGCTGCGCACGATGACCAACAACGGGATGATTATGCTGACGTTCACCCCGCTTTTGGGCATGTCGGAGGTTGTGCTCTCATTCCTGCCAGACGGCCGGCTGGATGCCACGGCAAGCCCCACAAAGTACGTGGTGATGGCGACCTGGGATGATGCTCCGCACCTTGACGAGCAGGCCAAGAAAGACCTCTGGAATTCAATCCCGCCATTCCAGCGCGATGCACGCTCGAAGGGCATACCGCAGCTCGGCGCAGGCGCAATCTATCCCGTCCCTGAGACTGACTTACTGGTCGATCCTTTCGCCATTCCCGCACACTGGCCGCAAGGCTATGGCATGGATGTGGGCTGGAACTGTACAGCAGCGGTGTGGGGCGCATTAGATCGCCAGACCGATACTTTGTACCTCACGCACGAGCACAGGCGCTCACAGGCAGAACCAAGCGTCAACGTGCATGGCATCAAGGCCCCGGGAGATTGGATTCCGGGATTCATTGACCCAGCCTCACGTGGCAGATCGCAAAGAGATGGCCAGCAATTGCTCAACGATTACCGACAACTTGGCCTGCATCTGACGCTTGCCGATAACGGCGTTGAATCAGGGCTGTACGGCGTCTGGAATCGCATGAGCACAGGCCGCTTGAAGGTCTTTCGCAGCATGTCAAACTGGCTTCAGGAGTTCCGGCTTTACAGGCGTGACGAGAAAGGGCACGTAGTGAAGGCAAACGATCACGAGATGGACGCTACGCGCTATCTTGAGAGTCGCGTGGGCATGATGATTGTGAAGCCGCCCATCAAGAAGCCCCTCGAGCAGTCACGCGGCAGATTCACAGCATGGAGTTAGCATGACTAGTCCAAACGCTTTAGCCTCGGTGGTGCGGCCAGGATTCGGTGGGCAGCCTCCGCGTTACCAGCCAATGCCCATGCAACCTGCACAACCCCCTCAGCCTGTACAAGGTGGCAATCCTCCGCAGTACGTAGGCCCGCCACAGGGCGCTCCACAGCCCGGATTCGGCGCTAACCCTCCCGGATATACCCCTGTGCAATTACCGCCCATACAGAGGCAGCCGATTGGCCCTGTCGCGCCATACCAGCCAATGCAGCCTCCGATGTGGGGCGGGCAACCACCAAGGCCTCAGCAGATGCAGGCGGCTAATAACTTCGCGCAGGCAATGCAGGGAGGCTGGTAGTGGCGAAGTTGAGCAGTGGGGCGCGTAACAATTTGGCGGATTCAGTATTCGGCTTGCCATCGCGCAGAGCCTATCCAATGCCAAATTCCAGCCACGCCGCAAATGCAAAAGCACGCGCTACGCAGATGGTGAATGCGGGCAAACTCTCTTCAAGTTCCAAGGCGAAAATCGACGCCAAAGCTAACCGAATTCTCGGCAAAGGATAATTCCATGACACTTGCACTGATCGTTGCTTTCCTTGCACATCCTATCGCGTGGTCGCTGATCTTGAGTGCGCTCGGGCTGATTGGCATGGCCGTGAATGCCTCTGGGCCGATGAAGAACTTTGGCGTGTTCTCTGCTTCTGGCATCGCTCAGTTGACGGCGCTGCTGGGCACCTACTACACCACCTTTGCTGCGGGCGTCACGACGGGAACGATTCCTGCTAATGCGCTTACAGGGGGCTTCGATGTTTTCCTCGATTCCGCAGCTACAACGCCTGGCGCTCAGACTACGCGCACGGCTGCCCAATTGTGGGCTGACGCCGTGAATCAGTTCGGACCATTCATCAACGATCCGGCGATCTCGACGAATGGCCTACAGTTCACACTTACGATCAAGCAGACGGGGGCGGGTACATTTACGTTGGCCGCTGGCACAGGCGTAACGCTAGTCGGGGCAACGCAAACGGTCCCACAGAACACTACGCGGCAGTGGGTTGTGAATCTCACGCCTACAGCGGCCACCTTCACGAGTGTGGGAACAGGGACATTCAGTTAATGAGTTCTCCCACCAACGCTGCGCCTTTGGGCGAACAGCAAAAGGGCAGGCGGGAGGGGCTGATGCAGCAAGTAAGCCTTAACCTGCCCTTCAACTTTCCACTAAGCAGAATCGAGGATGAGCATGGCAAGCGGAATGAATGCACGCGAGAGTTCGATGGCAAAGATGCCAAAGAAGCCTGCAAAGGAACTGGATCATATCCGCGTGGCTGAGGCGGAGAATGGTGGGCATACGGCCTACCACCACCACACGGCGGAGTATGAGCATCCGCCTGAAGGGCCGCATATCTTCCCAGCACAGGCTGAGCCAGAGCAGGTGCAAGAGGGCGGCTTGATGCATCATCTTGCCAAGCACCTTTCAATCCCTCACGAGGTCATCAGTGGCGAGAAGGAAGCCAAAGCCGAGGCTGAGCCAGCCGAAGGCGAAGAAGTCGAAGCGTAGGTGTGCGAGAACCGAATGAGCGTCTTGCAGCGGACAAACTCAGCCATGCCTCGCTTGACTATGAATCTCCATCCCAGCACAAAGGCGAACGATGCGCCCGCTGTGAGCACTTCATCTTCGGCTCGCCTCCGAGGTGTGAGGCTGTGAAGAACCCGATTCACTGGGACGACTACTGCAAGCGATTCCAGGCAAGGGCATGAGCGACGCCGTTACCACATTGCGCACACAAGGCATTGACGCGGTAATCAACCAAGCCAATCGCCCTGTCCTGCATGGCCAGTGCTGGTGCTGCAAACTCTGGATGTTTCATACGCTTGAATGCATATCGGACGCAGGGCGATACATGGCAAGCCTGCGAATGCTGAGGGAAGCGCAATGACCCCTTGGGGACCATCTGATGCCCGCTCCAAAACTCGCAAGGCCAATACTCCCAAGAAGCAGCGGCAATGGGCACATGTCGCCGACGCTGTGCTGGCTTCAACTGGGGATGAGGGCCGCGCAGTGCGTACAGCAAACGGCGTCATCCGCAAGCGCAAAGGCTCAAAGATCGTCACTCACACTTCAGGAATGAACTGGCGCGACCGTGCTTGACAATGACGATGATCATCTCGATACCGAGAGCGGGGAAGATGATGACCTGCTCGAAGAACTCCGGGAAAATTACGAATCAGCCCTTGAGATGTTCAAGCCTTCGATGGATGAGGGCGACAGAGACATACAGTTCATTCTCAACGATGGCTGGCCCGAGGCAGAGAAGGCACTGCGCAAGAAGTCAGGGTCTGAAAGGCCGATGATTTCCTGCGACCAACTCAATCAGTACACAAATCTTGTGATTAACGAAGTCAGGCAGCATCCGAGGCAGATCAAGATTTCTCCCGCAGGCTATGGGGCAACGGCAGATGTGGCCGAGGTGCTGGAGAATCGGCTGCGAGCTATTCAGTACCGCTCAGACGCTCAGGCGGCTTACCTGACGGCAATGGAGAATGCTTGCCAGCGCAGTTATGCGTATGCCCGCGTTACGCTCCGTTACAAATCGGATACAAGCACGGATCAGGAAATCATCATCCAGCGCGTACCCAATCCGAACTCGATTCTATTTGATCCTTCGTGCAAGGAAATTGATTGCTCAGATGCAGATTTCTGCTTCGTGATTGAAACCTTCAGCCGCAAGGCATTCAAGCGGCGTTGGCCTGAAGCCAAGATGACGGACTTCGACGGCAAACTTTCCTATGATTATCCGCTCTGGATCAAGGACAAGCATGTTCAGGTGGCGGAGTACTGGAAGGTCAAGAAAACGAAGGATGAGTTGTATGTGATGGACTTAGGGGATGGCCAAGAGCGCACGGAACTGAAGTCCAAACTGGAGGCGCGCGGCGGCAAGTTAGATGGCGATCTGGTGATCTATCCCGCAGTTGAAGGTCATGACGAGATGCGCGTGCCGCTTAAGACGCAGCGCAATACCACCGTCTCGCAGGTCTTGCAGTACATCACAAACGGCGTAGAGATTCTGGAGCGCAATGAGTGGATTGGCAAGTGGATTCCGATCGTGCCGCTGTTTGGGAAGGAAGTTTACAGTTCGCAGTCGGGACGCTCGACTAAGGTTCTGATGTCGCTGATTCGGAATGCACGTGAGCCGCAGCAGGCTTACAACTACTTCATGACGTGTGCTCTTGAGGCTGTCGGTATGGTTCCGCGCACCACATACGTCGTGGAGGAAGGTTCTTTGGATGGGCATGAGCAGGATTGGCAGGAAGCCCATCACATTCCTAAAGCATATCTTCAATTCAAGGCTGTGCAGAAGCCAGATGGCACATGGTCAGCCAATCCGCCTATCCGGGAGCCATTTGACCCGCCGCTGCAAAACCTCATGATCGGCGTTGAATCTTTCCTGCGTGCAATCCAGAGCGCTGTAGGCATGTACAACACCTCTGTAGGCAAGGACGATACGAATGCCAAGTCAGGCGTAGCCATCAAGCAGCTCGATACACAGTCCGACCAGGGCGCATTCCACTTCATTGACAACTACAATCACCGCTTCTTGGGCGGGATAGGGCGCATCTGCATTGATCTCATCAAGAAAGTAGACGCGGGCCCGCGTCAGGTAATGGTGCGCACGAAGGACAATAAAGACAAACTGATCTGGGTGAATAAGCCTTATCAGGACGATCAGGGCAATCAGAAGCACCACGATATCACGCAGGGCGAGTACGACGTAACGATTGGCGTGGAGCAGACGGAGGATTCGCAGCGCGAGGCTGCTAGTGACTTCCTGGAGACTTTCATTCAGGAATTGGCAGGCTTGCAGGAAGATCCAGCGAAGAAAGATGCACTTTTGGCGCTCTCAATCGAAGCCAAGCAGTTAGGGCCGATTGGCGAGCAGATGGTAAAGATCCTCCAGCCCCCGCAGGGCGATCCGGCACAGGCGCAGCAGCAATTACAACAACTTCAGGCTCAATTGCAGCAGTTGCAGACCGAGAATGCAGCCCTGCATCAAGATCGGGCGAAACGTCAACTGGAAGCCGATACCAAACTGCAAATCAAGGGCATGGAGATTGAGGCTAAGGGCGCGGCGGATGCGGCTCAGCATCAGAACGAAATCAGTCTTGCGAACC